CTCTTCTTTAGATAATAAAGTATCAGAAGCTAGATTATCTACAAGTAAGGTAACTCCTTCTTCTTGTTCAGCTATCCATTCTGTTCTAGCTTTCTCAATTAATAATGATTTACCCTGTTCTCTTTGTTCTTCTTTTATATAGTTATAAAGTTCAATAGGGTCTTCTGTATCCATACTAGGAAGTACAGATGTATAGAAGGCATCGTCATTTGATTGAGGAGATTCAGTTACTGGAGGAGTCCAGTCAGCTGCTGGAATTTGATTAGGCATTAAGCTTTTCCAAATATGTTAGCTATTTGTGGAGCTTGTGTGAATAAGTTACCTCCTAGTGTAGCCGTATTCTGCCATTGAGTACCTTTACTACCTGCTGTATTAGCTTGAGAACCATAATTAGCTGCTTTAGTATTAAGAGCACTCATAGTATTACCATAGCCTTCTGCTACATTAATATTACCTATGTTATTTGCAGTAGATGAACCTATAGAACCAACAGCTCCTATATAACTAGATGTACCACTAGCACCTAATGTACCTCCCATAGAACCACCAATTACACCTTGTTTTATTCTAGCTTCTCTTAAAGCTTGAGTCCTTTGTCTTTTATACTGTAATTGATTGTATCTATTACGAACAGCATCAGATTCATTTTTAGCTTGTATTTCTTGTCGTTGAAAACCAGCTTGTTGTTTAGCATATTTCTGAGATTGTATAGCTCCATAACCTTGCATAGCAAGACCTCCTGCTGATATAGCAGTACCTAAAGACAAGCCACCACCCACTCCAGCCATACCAATACTACTCATACCACCATATGAACCCCAAGCAGCAGTTGCAGTTGGAGCCATGTAATATGCTCCTGCTGCTACTGCTACATAAGGTGCTGCTTTTTTTGCTACTTTTGTTACTGCTTTTACTGCTTTTCCCATACTATATCTCCAATTTAACTAGATAGTTTAAAACTCCATCATCTGTAAGTAATATACCATTTGGTACTGGTTTATATCCAAATAACATATTAAACTTTCTTTCTTTCTTTGTTTCACATAAACCTAATACAGACTTAATACCCATTGCTTTCATCTGTATTTTAGCATCTTTAAATACTTTTTTATACTTTTTAAATGAACTTAATGTCCATTCATCTGCTTCTGGTAATTCTACATGAGTAGTGTATGAACCTAACTCCTCATTCCAATCTATACCATAGAAGCCATTGCCTTCTTGATATAACATTATCATATTATACTGTTGATAGTTGCGTTACTGGATGTCCCCATCCTAGCAACTTCATGTCTTTTCCTTCTTCTGATTTAATATATAAACTTAAACATTTACCTGAACCTCTAAGTTTATTTTTAGTTACTACTACAGACTCTCCATTATCAAAAGTGTCATCTGGACCTGATGGTACATAGTTTCTTAATAGTCTATAAGCCTGAAAATCATCACCCCACTTACCACTAGTAGCAGAATCAGACCATCCCCAATGAGCTTGAACTTTACATGATGAAGGGTTAGTATGAACTAAACTATTACCTTCTGTTTTAAATCCATCTTCTGTTTGTTGAAAATAGAAAAATACATAAGGTATTTGTTTTTGTCTCATTATATCACCAAACAGTTCATAACCTGTATACAAGTAACTTTCATAAAATTTACCTTCATTATCAAACTCTCTCCAATCTACAAACCCTTTATCTTTATATTCAGACAAAGTAAACTTACCATTTTCTATTGTTAAGTAACTAAACTGTTCTCTTCTAAACTGTCTTGCTGGAGCTACTGACCTATCAACAGCCGTTCTACTTGATGCATATCCAGGTACTGGAACGTAGTCTGCAACATAAGGAGTACTTTCTGCAAAGTCATTCTTATACCAAGCTTTTAAAGTTAAGTCGTATATTAATTCTTTATTGTATTTATTAGAGTAATTAGTATTACTATACCCATCATCAGTATTATATAACCATCTTACTCGGTTCTCTTTTTCATCATATACACCTTTACATAAATCTTTAGATATATCAGGTATATCTAAATATAGTTTTTGTATAGTTGTTAATGATACAGACTCTGATGCAAATCTACCTGAAGCTGTATCAGGTTTAAGTAAGTATATACCAGCTTTAGACCAGTATATAAAGTTACCATTTACATCTATGACAGAATCTCCATTAGTAATACCATTACTAGATATCTTACTTGCTTGGAAAGATGTTGCAATAAACCCTCCAGTATCTCCATAAATCTCCCACACGCCATTTTCTGCAAAAACTAATACCGAGGCTTGGGATGCTACAATTCTAACAACCTTAGTGATGTCAGGTATCTGTATAGTACCCCCATCTGTATCTATTAAATCATTAATACCTGGGTCTGTAGGGTCAGCTTCTTGATAACATTTACCAAAGTCATCTTCTGATTTAATAACTTTACTAAAGAATATATATCCTGAGTAGTTAGGTGACCTTTTATCTCCACCAGTTACTTTAGATTCAATACCTGAATAAAATAATCTTTGAGCATATGAAGTAATAGTACTAAAATTACCTTCTTCTCTATCTGTAGGTAATCCAGAAGTTACATCTGACATATTCATTCTACCTACACCACGTTCCCATGCATCAATAATAAAGCTACCCTTAGCTATTTGATAGTTAGAGAAAGAGTTTCTATTAAGTACTTCTGGGTCATACTCTTCATAGTTATCATCTTGAGGATTAGATATTTTACCTAATGTCCAGTTATCTGAGTTAGCAGGATATACACCAAGTTCATCTTTAGTCTTTTGTATAGCATCCCCACCACCTTTAACTATAATATTCTTATTCCAACCCTGGTTACGTAAGTTATACTTATGAGCATTAGATAAACTAGTAGGTCTAGTATCTATAAATAAACTATCATCTACTCCATAAGTATCTCTAATCTCAACAGGTATATCTTCTTTAGTTACTACTCCAGTATCTTTGTTATATTTTAACATAACAGGTATAGGTAGTTCTTTAGATACAATAACACAGTTATTATTAATGACAGCTATTTCTATCTTTTCATTAACTAAATCTGCTAAAGTAATTGGATTACCATTATTCTTTAAATTATCAGAAGGATTGTCTGTATTAAGATTCATAAACCAGAACTTACTTCTAATACGTATTACTCCTAGTACTACGTCAGAATCTCCACCAGGACTTCTCCATAAATGAAATGATTGCTTACTATTCTTTATTTGAGCATCTGAATAACCAGTATCTTTTATACCATAGTTTGTTTCATAGTCAAGTCCTAACCTTCTAGACCTAGAACCATCACGGTTAAGGACAAAGTTAGACTCGTCTATTGATGCATTCTCAGGAAATGTTAACTGATTAGCTTCAGTTACTAATCCCTTTACAAAAGACCTATAAGCTGCTTCCGCTTTCTGTGCCATTCATTTCCTCTTTTAATTTCTTCTTAGCTTCTTTCTTTTCTGTTTTAGCTCTTGCTTTTTCAAACTCATTAACTTCTGGTTGAGGTTCTGTTCTAGCTAAATAACTAGCTACAGCTGTATTCATAAATACTAATGATGTATAAGTACCTGATAATACTTTAGGTACTTCACCACCTTCACTCCATTGAAATATATAATGTGAACTATTAGGTTTAATTATTGCTTGTAAGTCCATCTTACCGTGTGTTTCCCAACTCATTTTAACATTGGTCATGTTTATCTCCTTATTTTACGTATTTTCCTCTGAGTGTTCCTGATTTTCTCATTCCACCCATACTTGTCATTGTTGGTCCAGCTCTAAATCTTTTTTTAAATTTATCTTTCTTTTTAGTTTTATCCATTCTATTAAGACCAGAAGGTGTATTTTTACTTATTAGTGCTGGATTAACTGGAGCTTTCTTTTTAACTGCTGCAGTACCAGGAACAGAATTACCTTTAGTATTACGATTAACCTTACCCATGTTAGGACCTACAGGTTTAAGTTGTGTAGGTGTATAAGGATTACCATTACCTTTAGAAATCTTACCAGCTTTTTTAGTTTTAACTGTTTTCATATAAGAAGGTTTAAACTTTTTACCAGATGTATCTGTAGGTTTATATTCTTTTGAACCAGGAGCTCTTGTAGGCTTTTCTTTTGCTAAAGGACCTGTGTATACAGACTTCCTTAAAAAGTCTTCTATTGTTTTAAATATTGCCATTACTTCTTTTCTCCTTTTCTAAAGTTCCTTCTACTAAATCTACTTTCTTTTAATTTTTCACTTTTCTTTAATTTTTTATTTTTCTTTAATTTTTTACTTTTCTTTAATTTTTCACTTTTTTTTTTACTTGGTTTTTTCTTTTTAATTTGAGTAGTCTTAATACTTATTGTTTTTGTTATTTTTTTTATTATTTTTAAAAGACTTTTCATTACCTTTTTCTCCCTTGATTAAATTTAACTTTAGGTATTTTTTTAAATTTTGGGAAAGAACTAGAATTAGACATAGCTTTTTTATATGCTTTCTCTGCTTTTTTCTTTTTCTTTCCATATTGTTCTTTATGAATAAAAGACTGAGTATTCGCTGTATTAAAACTCAATATTTATTACTCCTCTTGTAAGTTGAATGTCTACCATAGTTAGGATAGCTAATACCCTTAGAGATTTTCCAAGCATCTTGACTCATTCTACGTCTTTGATTTACAGAAATCTGTTCTGCTTTTTGATTAGCCATTTGTTTTAATGTTAAGAAACAAGCAGACTTAGCTTCATTAAGTAAGTATGTAAACATTTGTACAGGTAAATCAGGAGTAAATGTATCATCCATTATAAATGTTACTGACCTTTTACCATGACATTGTGTCTTACTATTTTGTAAAGTTGAGTCTATACTATTTAAATAAGAATCCATTACAATAGTTTCATCATCAAATGATGTAAAGTATTGTGGACATTTATCATTAAATATATTAATACTAATACCAGTACTATCTGTAACCTTTTGTACATTAGTAGCCGTACTATCTCTACCATCTACTATATACATAAATTCTTCTGGTAACTTATATTGTACCATTTGGTAGTTATCTTTATCTTTAATATTCTTTTTATTGTTATACTTAATCCATTTTAAATCAATGATATCTTCAGGTAACTTCATATGTGTAGGTTTATCAGCTGTACCACTAGCTTGTAACTTAAATAGTTCATATAAAAACGCATAATCTTTACCATCAATAATATTGTAGTAAGTAGTCTTAATTATCTGAGCTACTTGTAAAGCTTCTACACTATGATTAATACTATTGACAGTATCTGAATCCATATCAGATAAGATGTCTTGAGTCATTGCTAGTAGATTCATTTTAGCCATTTTATATTTCCTGTATTTCTTTATTAAATTAGGGGTAAGCCCTCCGAAGAGGGCGTTACCAAAGTATTACTGGTCGTATTTATAGTTTACAACCACTCTTGCTTTACCAGCTGTTGCTGTACCTGTATTAGATACAACAAGCTGTACGGGGTTGTCACTTACTTTTTCACCAACATCGGCAGTAGTAACATCACCTTCATCTAGATTAGAAGCACCAGCAACGTCAGCTGCTGCTACTGTACCATCCTTTTCTACAAGGCTAACTGCTAGTGCTGTTGCACCAGTCCAGTCTTCATCAACATAAATAGTTACATTGATAACACTAGCCTTTCCAGGAATAGTTTGAGGTAAATTACTGTCTAAAACTGCAGGTAGGTTATCAAAGTTGAAATCCCATTCTGCTGTTTTAATAACACCCATCTTTGTTGACTCTTGACCACCGTGAGAATTATCTGTTTCACGAGGACCATAGTGAGCTGCTACACCCCTTACTGGAGTAATTTCTAAAGTCATAATGTTTCTCCTTAGTAAGTTGCTGAATCAGTTAAAATAACGCCTAGTGTATCAGCACGCTGAACACCAAACCCGAACCTAGAAGTAACCTGATATTTATCAGCTCTTTCTTCTTGGTCTCTCCAACCTTCTGTTTGCGGAGCACGTCTCCATGCATGCATAACAGGCTTACATGAATCATCTGCTACGCACATGAAGATGTTAGCCTTATCACCAATTTCAGCTGTATCGTTAGCTAAGCTATAAGCTGCGCCATCGATAGCTTCTGAAGCTGTAAGTGATGGTAAGAAGTTAGAAGTGTAAATATCCCAACCCATAATGTTTCTTACGAAACGATGGTCTCTAGCAAAACCTTCGTTAAGAACACCTTGAAATTGCGGAGTGTTATTAACTACAGATGTTTGTGAGATTAATGTGTTAAGAGTTGCTTCTACAATAGGGTCAACAATAGCAATACGACCTGAAGCAGGTGCATTAGCTTTGTCAAACGCTAGTTTCATAGATACGAAATCACCTAAAACAATGTTTCGTGAAGTTGCTGATTCACCACCAGCTACCCATCTATGAGGTCTGTTGTTAATTAGGTTTAGGTCTGCTGCTGATTGACCAGCATTAGCTGTACCTAAGAAACGAGTTTCATGGTTTTCACCAAGAGCTCTTGTTGATTCCATAGCTCTCATAGCCATGAGTTGGTCTACCTGTGAACCATCTTCACGTAGGTCATCAGTTACTTTCCAAGCATCACCGATGTAATCAGTAATAGCTAGGTTAATAGTACCTGTGTCTATGTTAGTAAAGTTCAGAGGTGTATCCTCTGCCGCATCTTGAAGTGTTACAGTACCTACTGTTTTAATGTTTAGTGTTGTACCTGAACCGAAGTCTGTTACATCACGATACATTCCTTCTGGAAGAAGGTAGTCATGTAAGTTATCAAGAATAAACTGAGAATACTGTTGCGCTTCAATGAACGCAGTTGTATTTGCAGTAGTATGTGCCATTCTTTAAGTCTCCTTAAGACTGATTAATTTTAGCT